TTATATAGAGTTGATGAAGTCTACAGCATAACTCATGTCCCGCTTAGTGTACTCCATGTATTCTCTGACAGCTTGGTCTGTATATCCTTTGTTTTTAAGAATCTTCCATTTGCGTAAATATTGTTTGAAGTCATTGCTGTTTTCATCCACTGTCGGCACCTCTTTTGCAGGAGCCTCGTTATATGGCTTATTGGGTTCTTTTTTCAGTTCTGCTACAATATTTTCATCCTTGGCAACATGGGGCTTATCGTTATCCTTTGAGTTACTTTGCTCCTTTATTGCAGAAGAAAGTTTATCAATGCTTGAAGACAATTCACGACTCCTTTCAGTATATAAGTTTTTCAGTTGCTTTACATCAGCTGCAAGCTGGAGGAACTTCACAATCAAAACAATAAGAATAACCAACTGGATGATTCCAGCCAATAGATATACAAGACCTATAATTCCAAGTGCTTCCATAATTAGCTTTTATTTTGTTTTTATATTGATTCACATATAAGTGAATGTATTTTTTCGTATGAATCAAATTTTTCAGTATCAAGCTTTATGCCTAATTTCTCTACTCTTTTTATATAGTATTTTACAACTTTCTTGTATTCGGATTTATAATATTCATTCCTTTCTTTATAATCTAAGTTGTCTTTGTCCCCGAACTCGGATATTGTTTTATTGAATAATTCAATTATACTTTTATGAAATGACTCTTTATAAAGATTGAAAGACTGCTGTTTGTCGCCGTCTAAAGCAAATAATTGAGCTTTTAGTAATATGGCATCATCGTTTAGATTTTCTTCTAATTTGCCCTTAATTTTGCTAACGTTATTGGTCATCCCCCAAATCTTAAAGAAAAGAATGATTTGTAGTATTCCGAATACAATCATTACTACACCTGTAAATGTAATTATGTCTTCCATGATTTATTGATTTTTTGTTTGTTAGTCGCTTATTCTTAGTATATTAATCGGATTGTTCTTACAAATTCTCAATATCTTCCTGCTTCTCTATCTTGTCAATAGCTTCAGGAAATTCAATACCATATTTTATATACTTTTTCTTATATTCTTTTTTTAGAGATGAGATTTGCTCTTCAAGAGCTTTCTTTTTACAACCATCAGGATCTGGAATAGAATCGTTATAATACTTCTTGATTCTATAAAACATGTCATTAAATAATAATTCTGCAATTCTATTTTTATCTCCTTTAAGGATTGCTTTTCTTAGCGTCCACTGGTCTGTCCCTCCTATAAATTCACTCCTCAAATCTCTAATATCATTGGTCATACCCCAAATCTTACAAAAGAGAATTATTTGCAATATTCCGAATATTATTGAAATGACTGCTATCAATATCAGTAAGTCTTCCATGTTATTTATTCATTAGTACATTAATTAATCGTTCTTTTTCCTCGAGAAGCTTATCCTTGCCTTCGATAACAGCTTTCAAATGCTTTATTTCTATCATAGCATCTTCAAGTTTATCTTGGCATTCATTAGTTGATATATTACCGTTATTATCTCTACCAACTAAAATATTCTTTGTACCATTTTGCATTACACTAGGTGTTATATCTTCGAAGAATGATGCAGGTGATAAATTTAAAACAGATGAAATGTGTATAAGTAGTTCTGTATCAATATTTTCTTTTTCAAATATTGAATAAGTATAAGGTCTGCTTTTGTTTATCAACTTTGCAAAGTCTGTTACACTTATATTTCTTTTAGCGACTTCTTCTTTGATTTTGTTACCTATATGCATACGAATATTATTAAATTATCTTAATAGATTACACATTTTGTCTTGTTTTTAATTACAGTGTAATGTTTTTAATTACATTTGCACTATAAAGTTAACGCAAAACATTGATAACGCCAAAATAAAAGGGCAACAAAGTTAACAAAATAGATTATTTACTCTAAAAAAGACAAGATATGAAGAATCTAAATGAAGTAATGCGCATCCTAGGCGGAAGTAAACGTTTCGATTTCGAATACAATGAGAACGGATATTCCTGTATTCTAGTAGTTTCAAGTTACCACTCCGGTGAAGAAGTAAGACTCGATCTTTCTAAACTTGATGACGAAATGCTTGAAGCCTTGCAAGTAGAAGATAAAGATAATAAAGAAATGGAGGATTAAGTCATGAAAGTGAGAATCAAGAATGTAATCGGTTCAACTGGTAACGAATGGCTTCTATGGGAGCTAAAAAAGGAAGCAGGAGTAAAAGAAGGAGATATAGTTGAGGGTAAATTCAATCCTAAAAATAAGGCAGTAGACTTTACTAGAGGTACAACAGAATGTGTCGCTTGGCTCGGAGAAACTTGCGAAGAAGTTAAAGACTAAAATAATAAAGCATGCAGGTTTAGTTTTCGATGCAAACCCTTTGAGAATGCGCCTTCCGGTAATGGAGAATCTGAAAGAGGTTACGAGATAGAATGAATCTTTAATCATCTGCGCAACAGCGATACGTTGTCCTTGGCAGGCTTGGTCGCTTTCCAGGGAACTAATTACTATAATATAATAATGTATATGGAAAATCAATTAGAAACTATCAAAGCTAATCTGCCTTACGGATACGAAAAGCAGATTGCGAAGGAAGTAGGATGCTCACAGGGTACAGTGCACAATATCCTCAACAACAAACCTGCTTCCGCTCGTTCAACCTACAAAGCTAAAGTATTGAATGTCGCTGTAAGAATGGCTAATGAAGCTTTGGAAGTCACCAAAGGAATCTCCAGAGCGGCAGCCGAACTAGAGACTTTGCATCATGGAACTGCAAGCTGATTCTGCTCTAACCAAGCGGGAAAATCAAATAGCGGGACTGGCTGCTTGTGGCTTGGCAAAGAAGGAGATTGCAGACAGATTAGGTACTGCCTACGGAACGGTAAATGTCCTGTTAGATAAGGCCTACAAAAAGACGGGGACCAGCAAATTAAACGAACTTGGTGCTTGGTGGATAAATAGAGTTTTTGCTCTAAATATAGACTTCAAGCAATTACAGAAATCATTAATCGCTCTTTCATTTCTTGGAATTATTGCCTTTCAAATTGCATTTGACTGCAACAACGACCTTAACCGGAGTCGGCGGGCAAGAATACGAAGAAATAGGATTGAAGAAGTATATGAACTCTAATCAATATTAATCAGGCAGCATAGCATAGAGATGCAGATGTGTTTCAGTAATTAAAAGCTCAACACCATTCAAAAGTAAAACAAAGAAACAGCCTAATTAGAGATTATGGAAAATTGCTTCGAAATGATGGTCGCACGATGTATTAAGATCGGAACTGTTCAAACGTTGACGATGTTAGGGCTACTTCCCGAAGTAGTAACTATATCACAAGCGGAAGATATATACGGAAAACGCCTGATTACAGAATGGCGCGAAAAAGCCTGGATTAAGTTTTATCCGGCAAATAATAAGGAAAGAGGAAAATATTATGTGAAGCGGTCAGAACTGGAAACAGCTAGCGCAATGATGGATTTGCATAATAAAGTTCCGGACAATATCATCAAACAATTAATGCAGACAGCTGTATGACACAAGTTAAACAAGGATCTTCCTTATTAAAGGAATTACAGGATAAGATAGGAAAGCAGTTGGATGAAAGAGAAAGCGCTATTAAAAATTACAGTCCTTCTCCCATCAAATGTAGTTCATCAAAAACAGATATCAGAAAAGAACCTACGGCTGAAGATATACTCCTAATGGAAGAGTATAGGCGTGGAGTATATCAAGGAGATTAAATCATTAATAATTAAATAATTATGAGTAATAGTATTCAAATCAAAGTGGAGGAGCTTAACGCACTTCCAGCAACGAAAATTGTCGAAAATGAGAAAGTTGAACAGAAGTTTGTCGGCATGTATAACGCTATTTGGGGCACAGAAATGGGTGAACAGATTTATAACCGCGAGAAGTTTCATTTCAATAAATTATTGACTGAAACGCCAGCTTTACAGGAATGTACAAAACTGTCCCTCTTTGGTTGTTTTCTTGATATGGCGGTGAATGGTCTTTCACTTGACCAATCAGGCAGGCCACAGTGTTATTTAATTCCCCGTAACGTTAAGGTAAAGACTCCTAGCGGTGATATGTGGGAAAAGCGAGCAGGACTTACTGTTTCTGCCTACGGTGAAGTATATATGCGACAACGCGCCGGACAGGTCCGCTATGTAGATAATCCTGTAGTAGTATTTGAAGGTGACAAATTCCGCCCTATTATCGGAGTAAATGGTGCTAAATCTATAGAGTACGAAGGAGCTTTCCCGAGAAAATCAGATAAGCCGGTTGCCGTATTTATCCGCATTGTACGCAATGATGGGTCAGTTGATTATTCTTGGATGATGGAATCTGATTGGAAGCGTCTATCAACCTTTTCTGCAAAGCAAAACAAGGGAACTGCAAACTCCCTGTATACCTCTAACGGTGGATTTATTGATACCGGATTCCTTGAAAACAAAATGATTAAACATGCTTTTGATGCATATCCAAAAGTGCGAACGGGCAATTATACATCTATGGAGACACAACAGGAAGAACCTGTTATTGATTACGGGCTAGTAGATGAAGAAAAGGTAAATGAGCCTATTCAATCCGCACCCTCCGTAGATGATACCAAGATTCCTTTCGGAGAAGAAAAGCAACTAGAAGCCCCGGAACCTGTGCAAGTAGCAGTATCCGAGGATGATGAAAACGGAGGCTTCTAAGTATTTATTAACCAATTTAAGAAAATAATTATGCCAACAGAATTAATCAAAATAGACGAAGTAAAAAACATTTTTTCATCATTTCCCGAAATTATGGGAAGGAATACTCTCTCCGTAAAAAAATGTAATGAAGCAGGGCAGGCTCTCCTTGATACAATCGAGGGAGAAGGTATGAATGAAACGATAGATCAGGCTGCAGCTGACTTCTTGAAAAAAGTAAATACTACTCTCAAGAATATGGACGAACGTCGCAAGCCCATCACGCAGATATTCGACAAAGTTCGTTCTTTCTTTACTTCACAAGAAAAAGAAATTGATCCTAAGGATTCTTCTACAATCCCCGGAAAGCTTGTAGCAAAGCGCAATGAGTATGCTAAGTTCAAATATGAAGAAGAGCAGAAGAGAAAGAAAGAAGCCGAGCAAAGAGTATTAATCAATAATGAAAAGGTAAGCTATCAACAAGCAATAGAAAATGGACTTCTTTCTTATTTCAGTTCATATCTATCTTCTAAGGTAACCGAGCTGCAGAATATTTTTTCGGGATTGACTTATGTAAACTTTGATAGAGAAGTAATCGGTATAACTGTTTTCCAAACTGATTACCCGAAAGCTCATTTTGATAAATTCACTGCTGAATATGCTACCTATTATATCAATAAGGAGATAAAAGCAGAGATTCGCAAAAATACATTGCTGGGTAAATATGAGCAATATGCTCAACAGTATAAGGCTAAAATTTCAAGTGTTAAACAAGATCTTATCGACCGTATTCCGTCTAAGCGTAAAGAGTTGGCTGAACTGGAACAGCTTCGCTTGGCAAATGCAGAAGAAGCCGCAAAAGCAGAAGAATTGCGCAAACAACGAGAAGCAGAAGAGGCAGCCAAACAATTACAAGAGTTAAAGAGAAAGGAAGAAGCAGATAGGCAGGAGGTTGCAATGAAAACGCAACAAAGCTCAATCGGTAATCTTTTTGCTGGTGCTGCTGCATCTGTTGCACCTCCACCGACAAACGCTAAGGTAAAAGAAAAGATTGTTGTTCTTCATCAGCAAGGATACCTGGAAATATTTCAGATGTGGTGGATAGGCGAGGGGCAGACTCTTCCTTTTGATGAGTTAGAGAAGATCTTTAAAAAGATGACTACATACTGCGAGAAGAAAGCAAACAGTAAAGATCAGACACATATTGAATCACAATTCATCAGCTACGAAGCAGATGTGAAAGCTAAATAGTTATGTCAAATCCCGATTCATACTATTCACGTTCGGAAGTCAGTAATTCAGATCTGACAGAGCTTAAAAACTATCTTTATCCCCGTGTTCAATACGGGGATAAAGAAAAGGCTTTCAAGTTCGGTACTCTCGTAGATGCTCTTATCACAGAGAATGACCGTGTCCGGTATGACAAGCTGATGGTAGACGATTACTTGTATACGACAGAAGAATTTGAGCTAGGGCTTGAAATGCGTAAGGCGCTCCGGAAAGAGGCGGAGAAAGATCAATTCCTGGCTGTCGTGTTGGCGCAATCTGATACACAGAAGTTCATGGTAAATAAGCAGCAGGAGTTCTATTATGGAAATTTTGCCTACCATCTTGATACACGATGTAAATGGGATTGGTGGTTGTCTGCTTACAATTTTGGAGGTGATTTAAAAACGACTTTTGCAGAGTCACAGGCGCAATTTGATGAAGCTATCGACTTTTTCGACTGGGACCGTTCCCGTGCCTGGTATATGGATATTGCAGGGAGCAATAGAGATTTCATCTACGCAATCTCAAAAAAGAACTGTAAAATCTTCAAGCATTTTATCACCGACCGTAACCACCCTACGTATATCAAGGGGAAAGAGAAATACGAGGACCTTGCTTTTAAATGGTGGCAACTAATGGTTTAAATATATTTTAAGTGAAAACAATATGAACTTACTAATCACTCCAAAAGAACAAATTTTGGCTGAATTACAAAATATTGATTCTTTTCTCAATATCACAATGAGCGAAAATGCTGAAGAAGCCGTACAGCGTGGCAATGACCTGGCTGTATATGTTGCTCGCTCCGGCAAACTGCTTGCAGACTCGAAATACTGGCTTAATGAGACAATGAAGTCCGAGGTCATGCAAACACTCGTCGATACAGCTAAAAATGCGAAAGCGACAGCAACGGCGATAAATGCCCTAATTAGTTCTTTATGCCGGGAGGAGCGATATCTCGTCGATTGGTGCGAACGTTGTAACCGGACAGCAACACATCAATTATCATGGTGTGTAACTGTGATAAGTAAAGCAAAAGAGGAAATGAAAATGGCCGGAATGCATAACAACAAAAAGTAATTATCATGAAAATTTTAAGAAAAATTACAATCGGACTGGCCGTTGTCGGCCTGTTTATAGCATTATCTTTTTCTCAAAGAGAAGATGCAACATCAAGAGAAATAACTACGGCTGCCGTCATGGGAGTTGTATCAACATTTAGTATTATCACTTTATCAACCAAAGAAGATTATGGAACAAGCAAAAAATGAGATTAAAAAGGCGGTCGTTAAGAAAGACCGGCTGAATGTTGTGTATAATGAACGCTTCTCTGAAGCAAACTACACGAATGTAATTAACAAGAGCTGCGATCAGATCATTCACAGCGATTTAAGGGAGGCGTTTATTCGGCTTAGATTGCATCTCGTCGTATTGTGTGAACAGCCAGAGGCTTCTAATATCAACAAGGATAGCTTTTCTTCTCCGGGCTATGCAGAGACACTAGAAAATTATATCATTACAGGTTATGCAAATGACAGCGTCGATGGTGTTTCTGGAATTACTATCATGGGGTCTAAACTTCTTCAGTCCGGTAAAGTTGTTGATCTAAAAATCTTCGTCCCTCTTCTTGATGAACAATACCCTTACTATGAGGAATTAAGTATTGACGCTGCCGCTTGTGATGCGGAAGTTGAAAGTTATCTGTTTGAAGAAAAATGGGGAGTCAGACAGGAACGACTGGATTTCGAAACAGATGAACCGGAAGAAGCCGTTGTAATTGAAGAAGAAAAGCCGAAAGGGAGGGGGCGCAAGAAGCGCTTAGAAACTCCCGCACCTCTTGACGCAACCGCATAAATCACTCTTGGGGGATTAATCTCCCCCATTAAACAACACTCTAAATCATGAATATTGAATTAAAAGGAGATAATTTCGAATTATCATTCAACTATAAGACTTCTATTATAGAACGGGTTCGGCAGATTCCCGGAAGACGTTTTGACGGTGCTAGAAAAGTTTGGATAGTACCTACACGGAGTAGAGTTGATCTTGAAAGAATGATTTATCAGATACAGCAGTTTGAAAATATAAATTGGGTGAGCGGAACTACAAAGAAAGAGGAAGATATTGCTTATGATGTTCCGGAACTTCCAGATCTAACAATTCCGCATAGCTTAAAAATTCAGCCTTATCCCTATCAACTCAAAGGTATTGCCCGGGGATTGGAGCTAAAGCGCTTCATGAACTGCGATGAACCAGGACTCGGAAAGACATTACAAAGTATTGCTACCATCAATCTAGCGAACGCTTTTCCCTGTCTTGTCATTTGCCCATCATCATTGAAAATCAACTGGCAACGGGAATGGGAGAAGTTTACGGATAAAAAAGCAATGGTACTCACAGATAAAGTACGTGATACATGGACCTTCTTTTATCAAACAGGAATGCATCAAGTCTTTATCGTAAACTATGAATCACTAAAGAAATACTTCGTACAACGCATAAAGAAAGCCGAAGGCTGGACGCTGCGCGATGTGGAATTTAGAAACTCAATCAATTTATTCAAGTCTGTTATCATTGATGAAAGCCATCGCTGTAAGTCTGCATCTACTCAACAGGCAAAGTTTTGCAAGGGTATTTGTACAGGTAAAGAATGGGTGATAGAGCTTACAGGAACACCGGTAGTAAATCGGCCTAAAGATTTGATTCCACAGCTGGCAATTCTAAACCGTATGGATGATTTCGGTGGCTACAAACCATTTGTTAACCGGTACTGCTCCGGACAAAGAGAAGCATCGAATTTGAAAGAATTGAACTTCAATTTATGGAAATATTGTATGTTTCGTCGTGAAAAGTCTCTCGTCCTTACAGATCTTCCAGATAAGATACGCCAGGTAAATACATGTGAAATTACTAATCGTAAGGAGTATATGGATGCAGAGCGTGATCTTATTATGTATCTACAGAAATATAAGGATGCCGACGATGAAAAGATTGAAAAGGCTCTGCGAGGGGAAGTCATGGTACGTATCAATATTCTACGGCAGATCTCCGCACGTGGAAAAGTACGCGATGTTATTGAATTTGTGAAAGACTTCCGAGAGAATGGAAAGAAGATAATTCTCTTTTGTTCGCTTCATGAAGTTGTAGATCAACTGAAACGTTACTTTCCCACTGCCGTATCTGTTACCGGTAGAGATTCGCAGGATGAGAAGCAAAGAGCGGTTGATGCCTTTCAGAACAATCCAAAAGCGGATATAATCATTTGCTCGATAAAAGCGGCTGGAGTTGGTTTAACGCTTACTGCATCAAGTAATGTCGCTTTTGTTGAATTCCCTTGGACGTATGCTGATTGTTGTCAGTGCGAAGACCGGGCACACCGTATCGGGCAAAAAGACTCTGTTACCTGTTACTACTTCCTTGGCCGGCGCACTATTGACGAAAAGGTCTATCGCATAATTCAAGAGAAGAAAAACATTGCTAATGCTGTAACTGGTTCTACCGAGGATATTGAAGAAAATATCGTCGATATGGTTGCACGTATCTTTGATACTGATTATGATGATGAATAATTTAAGTCTGCAAAGATATGAATCTAATCAGGCTGAACTGGTGACCAAATGATTTCTCCATTGATATATCTGAAGTGTATTGAGGAACGGTTTGCAACCTTCTCTCCTGAAAAAGAAAATTCTTTATGAAAATTCTCACTTTCATGGTTAATGGTAATAACCAATGTATCATTTGTCGTGACTTTCTCTGTATTGATTTTATAAGATACAGATGTTTCAAGTCTACTTGAAGGGCGGATTGTTCTATTACGATATATTGTTGACATATATTTGTTTTTTGCAAATATAATAATAATAAACTAATAAGCCTTGGGCGGCTTTATAAAACCCAGTATTAGAAAGTATGAATAAACTTGGAATTTTGGCGGCTATCGTATTTGTCGCAATTGTTGTGGGATGTTTTGTTACCATCCCTTATTATAACGTTTGGCAGCAAGAAATGTCTGGAAAGGCTGAATTCGCTAAAGCAGAACAAAACCGTAAAATAAAGATTGAAGAAGCTAAAGCTAATCTGGAAGCTGAAAAACTGAATGCCCAAGCTGAAATCGAACGTGCCAAAGGTGCTGCCGAAGCGATTAAAATTGAAAATGGAAGTATTACTCCTGCATATATCCAATATTTGTGGGTACGTCAACAAAGCAATCTGAATGATAAAACTGTGATATACATACCAACGGAAACAAACCTTCCTGTTTTGGAAGTGTCGAGAAATAAATAATAAATCTGCTATGCGGTAGATTCTTGTTTACCGCATAGTTCAAATCAATTTAGATATGAATAGAATCCAATTGCATAAGTCCATTCAGCACGTTACAACCGCTAATGGCAAATTGAGTGATAAGACAATAAAGTTAATCAATAAAATGGCAAAGAAAGCGTATGGAAGTAAATGATATAATGCAGCATATCGATGAATTGCTGCAAAACTACTCAAATAAAGAGTGTGCGGAGATTTTAAAAGAGGTAGTAAGTGAATGTCAGTCACGCATTGAGAATTGTGATGAAGGTGTTTACACTAATTCATAACAGAATAGAATTGAATGAAACGTCCACAGAGTAATGGATTATTCGAAGTTGCAGGAGGTCAAGAGAAAGAACGTGGCTTCTGCTGCATGAAACTGATAACTTTCCTCTCTGCTAATAATGTAACAGATTGGGATGAATGGCATGGAGCGCATCTTTCTGCTATGTCAGGGAGATGTCCCTATGCTTCGCAGTGCCCAATTCATGAGAGAACGATAGCAGTAGTAGGTAGAAGACCAATACAATTTAGCTTATTTTGAATAATGACTAAAGAAAAGTGCATTTTATGTGGAAGAGAAACGGTATCGGTTATTAAAACTGGTACCGACTTTATGTGTTATAATTGCTATGCAGATCAGCGTAATCCTCCACGTTCAAAAGAAGTACATAATAATGAGGAAGCTTGCATACAAACAGAGTTTTTTAAACTTATTCCTCTATATTTCCCTAATATACCTGACAAACTTATATTTGCCGTTCCGAACGGTGGAAGCCGTCATATACGTGAAGCTGCTAACCTGAAACGTCAAGGAGTAAAGCCTGGTGTTTCTGATGTGATCGTACTTATTCCCAAAAAGGGTTTTGCTTCTCTCTGCATAGAGTTTAAAACGAGGGTAGGGAAACAGTCAGAAGAACAGAAAGAGTTTCAAAAACAAGCGGAATCATGTCGTAATAAGTATGTGGTAGTTCGAAGTGCATCACAGGCAATCGAAGAATTACGAAAATATCTTTCTTAATAGAATTGAAATTTGTAATACTGAAATTCCACAGATTGAAATAGCTTTTATATGATAGGGGAGAGGGCATCTATTTTTTATATCTTTGCTCTAAAATTACAAGTATGACATTTGAAGAAGCAGTATCATTAGTTGATAGGATAAAAGAGCAAGTTATCGGTGTACCTGTTAAAGGTAGGCTCATTGAATCTCTATTCATCGGACCTACCAACTGGGATGAAATGCATATCTTTATGAATATCTGCCTGCAGAAAGGAGAAGATGAGGCTATTAGCGAGTTTCTCGGGAAGAGTTTCTCTGTATATGGTAAATCTGTTACCTATATTAACCTGGATCTTCCTAAGTGGGATGTAACAGTACTAGATGATTGGGAAAAAACTATTTATAATTAAAAACGAGTATCTGTGGTGAGCAAACTCTGCGTTTCCTTGTTTATAAAAAATATCTAGGGTATGAAAAAAGAACTAGAAAATGAGATTAAGCGGTTGCTAATGAAGTAACCGCCTAATTATTTAAATCGTTATCTCCTATTTGCACTATTGGCAGAAGAAATAGCTGAAATCATATTCTTGTTAAATATATCTTGGCATTCAAATATCCGGTTTCTTGTTGATGGTGAAAATACAATATTGTCGGAATCGTATTGATTGTTAATCTCTTCAGTGCCAGTTACTAGAGTTTGTGTCCTTGTAAGAAAGGCATTTACATTAACATCAGTTCTTAGTTGTTTGTTTATACTACGTTCAATATCAGATAATTTCATACTCAATTGTTTAAAAGTCTCTTTTATCATTATGGAATTACTTTTCCCTAAGGCTATCACCTTACATAAATCATTATATTCATCTTTAATAGTTTTTAATTCATTTATATAAAAATCTTTTAATGCTCTATCATCATTCATTTTTTTAGGTACAACAGCAGCTAATATCCAGGCTATTACACAACCTGTTATTATATCAACAATGATTGATACCCAATCAGCCCAATTAACCGATGACATTATACAACAGACGATGAAATCCATATTTTTTGCTCAAGTTGTCCATTTACTAATCTAAACCAGGCTTTATGGTCATTTTGCGATGTTTTTTTGGGAGTATCATTCTTTATCCTTCGTTCTTCCCATTCAGGAATAATACTCTTAAAAATTAGTTCTTTCCAAACAGGCTCCTCCTTAGATATAATTTCCAAATATTCATTTACTTTTTGACTTGAAAAGTCAAAAACTAGATTTCCGATAGCTTCATCCCAAAAAGATGACATATACCCATCAGTACCATCCAAATTCAATTGAAGCTTTTGCTTGCTTTTTATTGCATCAGCAAATTTAGAATTTAGAATTTTGTGATAGAATTCTTCTCCAGAAGCTTTGCCCTGTTTACAGTATCTTGGCCCTGGTGATTCATTAAAATCAGATAAAATACTTATTGTCATATATTTGTTAATTTAAATTATCGAATTTGTTAATACAATCAATGTTAACAACCCAAGAAAATAACACGCCTGGAAAAGGTTTGTTCAATATTTTATTATTTGTTTGATTTTCAAAATCTAAATATACGTTATTTGTAATAACCTTTAATTTACTAATATATCCATTATTAAACTTATCCAAAATGCAAGGCAATCCTCTATTTCTGTTTATTTCTTCTGTGGAAGAACCGTATTTTCTTTGAAAAGCACTAAATACAATATCACAATCATTCTTATTAAGAATAACCTTTTCGATTTCTCTTTTAAACTTTTTCTTTAAGGTTTTAAGAATTCCTTGACCAGTATCTGTCATTGTGAAAGTGACAGTATTATTATCATTTTGATGAACACTTAATAACCAATTTTTTGCATGAGAAGTATAAGCATGTTCAACTGAGTTTGAACAGATCTCCATAGCAACAGTATATGCAGGTTGGTATCTACGAGGTGTGGATAGTAGAAACTCCATAGACTTCTTTATGGCCATAGATATATTTTTATTACCAGTTGTATTTTTCCCAGCTTTTACAATCAAATTGGGAGAATTTATTTGGTAAGGTAGCCCATCCTCGTTTTTCATATAATTCAAAAATCCTGATTCGATAAATACTTTTTTACATTTTTCATCTAATGGCACATCACCTTGTACTCTAATTTGATAAAGTGCTAAATGATTTACGACACAAAGTAACATACAAATAGCACCAGAATCTATAAATTTTATATCCTGTAATTCCAAATTAATAGTTTTTACACGATGATTAAGTCTGTATTCAAGCAAATCAGATAAAAAAGGAATAACCTCACTTCGATTCTCAAACAATTGGAAATTTTGAGGAATTGAAATTTTATATTCTTTTTTCCGAATGCATTTTTTGTATGCACGTCCAGGTCTATGTATATAAGATAAGCCTTTAGCTTTAGAAATCAACCTCATGCATTTTCTATCATTAAAATGAGATTTTCTTTTAGCGAAAGATTTAGCTCTATTTTTTAGAAATTTTTTAAATTTATATGTGCCCTTTTTTATACCCATATACAAGATTTTGGACAAATATAATACTTATATTAGACTAAACAATACATTTTGAGATTCTTTTATTTCAACTAAAATAATTTGATTAAAAAAATAGTGAGATAATTCATTACATTTTATAAATGAGAATTAATGATAAATACTTCAATCTGCTCATTTTTATATATTCCTTTGTGAGATGAAATGATTATTCTAGTATAAATGTAATTTTATCATTAGTGTAATTTAAAGATACGCCAGAGAGAGTTTGAATGAAATAATGTTTTCAAATAGAAGGGATCCCTTAGTCAATGGTGCAAATCAAATGCTGAAGAAAATGCTATGGCTTTCGTAAATAGATGCGTTGATTTTTTTGTGGGTTTAAAAGTTATTTCTTTCTTATTCTATATACAAGCCAACTGACAATGATTATAATAATGGTGCTTATATATACCTTATCTCTATGTAGATCCCACCAAGATATTTCGGTTATCTTCTCTTTTTGATTCAGTACAGCATCTATCTTGTTTCCCAATGAACCCAATCTATTAGAGAACTGTTGCAAGGCAATAGATAATATTTCATCAGCTTCTGTTCGTTCTTGCTCCTGTTTGGAAGCGGTGGTAGTACTTTCTTTGACTGGATACTGTTTTCCGGTCGAATCCGGAAGCGACAAATAAACAGTTTTATTCTCAATTTTCAGATCACTCAATTTGTCAGTAGTAATTTTCGTCTGCTTATTCACATCCAGCCGTAGTGATTCAATTATACTTTGAATACGACTCAATTCACCGGAATAGTCTACCTGCTTTTGAGTTTCCATATTCCGGGAAGTCTTGCAGGAGGTAAACCATATTCCCAACATCAGGAATATGGTTATATAGATTAGCGCTTTCATGGCCGGATCACTGTATTACGAAGAAAATTAGAAAATTCACTCCTGACATCGAAGCAGGGGCACGCCTTAATATATTCTTTTGGCTCTACCTCTCCGCTGCTGTCCAGATCCGGAGAAGTATCACGGTGTCCGAGTACTTCAATTATAGGGTATTCCTTACAGAGCTTCGCGACCAATTCGCGTAGTGCTGTCCTTTGAGCTGGAGTACGTGTATCTGCAGGTTTTCCAGATGCGTCCAAGCCTCCGATATAACAGATGCCAACACTATGCTTATTATACGAGGACTTTGAAAATCCTTTGGTATTACAATGTGCTCCATCAATGCCTAACGGTCGCCCATTCTCAACTATTCCGTCAAGATCAACAATGAAGTTATAACCGATTTGATTGAATCCTCGAGCCCGGTGCATCCGGTCAATATCTTTGGCTCGTAAATCCTGTCCGGCACGTGTTGCCGAACAATGGATGATAATTGCATCAATAGTTTTCATTCTTATCCTCCTTTTTATTTGTTATTGGGCCAACTTTAATCAAGTTGATATTGCAAATGATAGCTATCATAATAACAGATCCTAGCCAATGCCAAAAATCTTGAAAAATAAACTCCAATACTTCAATCATTTGGTATCTCCTTTTTGTAGATAGTTCGTTAAATAGGGAATATTCTTTATAAACTCAACACTTAATACATAGTGCAAGAAAGCTACTACCTTATGGCCATTGCTAGAGTTGGGTAGAATTTCTTTGATATTCCTTAGAATGTTCACCCCGTAGAAATAGAAAACGCTATACGTAATAAATGAAACACATTGTAGCGCACCTTCCGGATTTCCTTTGTGTTCACCAATAAAGTAGATGCAGCTAACCAAGGCAAAGAAAATAGTTGCTTCTACGATACACCTCCAAGCCTTTTTAAAAGAAAAACTCTCATGATTGATAAGGAGTGCAGTAAGTAGCCCGCAAATGAAATTGAGGGCAAATACAGCAATAAGACTTTTGATCTCCCCAGAAATAGGATTGAGATAAGCAGCTATGCCGGTAACCAATCCAATAAGTAAGTTTTTGAAATAATCCATATCATTTTTATCTAAAATATTAATACTTTATTTTAATACCTCGCTACAATCATCAATAGCTGTCTGAAATACTTGTTTCACTTCGCCAGAGGTTAGCCCATGATCCTCATGTAGCGAGAATCCAGTTACTCCATTTCGAGAAATATTGAAGAAGCCGACAGTCGTTTCATCTTTGACAATCTCGGCAGTAATATCTTTCACCGCTTCGGTACCACGGGTTGACATTCTGTATTTAACTCTGATAGTGTCTGTAACCTTAGTTGTTGCAGTACTGTTAGTTGCTGTGATGTTCATTCCTTGTTTCCTCCTTCTATTAAATCATAAATTTGTCCGTATGTACCTGCAGTAAGATACTCTCCACAAATTTCTTTTAATAGAGCAGCATCTTCCGTTTCAATATCAAGTACTCCACGATTGTTAATAATCTGTTGTAGCATTTTATATGCTCGTAATTTCTTGGAAGTTTCCATATTCTTCTGTGGATTAGAGCCTGCTGCAAATAATGCCTCTGCCACCAAATCACGAAGAGATTTCTTACTTTCCTTACCATTCACCAATTCGACAAACTCCCGACCTCTAAAGTCGAGTAAGTTTCTGTTTAGATTTACTTTCATAATTTTTATTTTATTTCAACGATTAACCCTTTTACTATATGCAAAGTCTTTCCTCGTGTAGAAGGATCTAAAAGTGTAATTGTGCTATCTGAAATAACAGACCAATAACTCCCATTGCCATCACTCGGAAAGAATCCATTTGCCGTTACATCTCCTAGTACCCTTACGTTGCCATCGAAGAAACCCGCATAAATGTAATTATCGGGATATTTAGGAGTCTTAAGATTGGTAGAACCATAAATAGCAGCACTTCCTCCAAAACCAGCCCCAATAGCGGAAATACCGAAATTACCATCCGTGGCTGGATTGAAAGTAACATGCACTACACCTTCTTTCGAGGTGGTACTATATCCCAATTTCAGACTGCGGGAAATATCCCCGAAATAATCACCCGCTTTCCAGACTAACCGACCGTTATCAATAGTGAATCCTCCAACCTTTGCGCCGTCCGCATCAATACGTTTCACACGGATATAGTCAGTATTCAAATATCCACCTACAACAATGGTAGTACCAAGTTTTGCATATTCAACTGCATCCTCAAATGCCAATTTACCCAATCCGTCTCGATCAATCTTGGAGTTAATCATTGTCTGCAGATCACTATGCAGTGCGGTGATTGTAACAGCACCTTCCAAATTAATTTTAGATGAGTGAATCGTAGTCTCTCCGGCCGCCTGGTTGATATAAGATATAAGCGTATTACCGTTTTCCAGTTCTTTAGAAGCATATATCTTATTACCGTCGGAAGTCGTTATCCACCCGGCAGTATCTATCCGCTGCGTCAGGCTGTCAACTCGAGTTACTTGTGCGGAGATTTGAGTATTGAGCACTTTCAGATCAGCTGTACATTCATCTGAATAGCTTTTCAGTTTGTCTTGTATGGCTTTGTTTGCTCCTTCAACGGCTGTATTGAAACTAGCTAAAGCAGAGTTGAATAGAGTAAACTTATCATCTACATTCTTTTTTTCCTCAATAGTCGTTTGTCCATCTGCAATAGCTGTATTTATTGCAGCAATAAGATTGTCAATTGCACCTGACAAAGAAACCTTGGCATTAAGTAAATCTGTTTTAGCAGAGCCTTCCAGATAAGCGTTCACATATAGTTTGCTATATGTAGCTTCAACAGCAGATTTCGTATTTCCGACTGTATTTAAGTATTTCTCAATCGCTTTAGCTTCCGCCTCGTCTATAATGCCATCCGCAAATGCGCCATCTACATAGTCATGCAAGCCTTCAACTGATGTTGCAGCATCCTGCGCAGCCTTAGCAGCATCCGCAGCATCCTCTAAAGCCTGCATTGCCTGTTTCAGTGCTTCATCCGAATAATCCTTTAGCTTGTCCTGTATAGCCTTATTAGCGGCTTCAACAGCAGTATTAAAATCAGCATAGGCAGAATTGAAAAGAGTGAATTTATTATCCACGTCTTTCTTTTCTTCAGATGTTGTAAATCCGTCGAAAATTGCGGCATTGATAGTATTAATCAGGCTTTCAATACTCCCCATTAAGCTAACTTTAGCATTGAGCAAACCAATCTTTGCAGGACCGGATAAATAAACATTTGTGTAGAGTTTATTGTAAGTTGCTTCGATAGCTTGTTTGGTATTGTTGACAGTATTGATATACTTTTCAATAGTTTTTGCTTCTGCTTCGTCTATAATTCCGTCAGCGAAGGCTCCATCTACATAATTATGAAGTCCTTCCACTGAATCAGCAGTATCCTTGGCCGCTTTAGCTGCATCCTTTATTTCCTGATGAGCAGCTTCCCATTCAGACAGATTTTCCAATCCGGAAGAACCTGCTTTTATTTGAATGTTACCGCCGATCTCACTTTTTACTAGATCGAAATATGTATCACCATCCGGAGAAAGGATTCTTTCTGTTGTTACGCGGCCCGGCAGAATTTCAGTAAATCCGTATAGCTGAACAAAACTTCTACTACCTTCATACTCGCTGTTAAGCACTCCGGTGAGTAAATGATAATATCCAGCTATCTGTTCCATTTTAATAGCTGTTTCACTCAAGAGGAATGTTCCGGCTTGATTCTCCTTGCCAACTTTAGCATATAGATAATACTTTTTGTCCGGGTCAATGAGTACCGGAGAATCATAGTTAGCCATGTCCCAGTACTTGTATTCATCTGCCTTATGAGAAGAAGAAAGAGAACTAATACCGAGTGTCAAATGCTGAAGGATTCCTGCCGGAGCGTTCAGTATCTTTGTACTTGTATTGAAAGTAATATTATGAGATACCTGAACCGGATTCGTTTTTGAATTGACAAAACGAAATTGCAAGCTTTCGTCTCCGACAAGCAGTTGCATGGTTGAAACGGTTATCGGATTGACGGAGCCGGAGAAGTTCAACAGTGCATCTTCAAGCATAGACATCGTTTCCTTTGCGTCACGGAAACGACGTTTAGTGAATTGTAAAGCGTCCTTATGCTTCTCAATAACTGTCACCTCGTTAGTTTCTATCTTGTTCAGATCACTTGACACAGACGTACCTATCGGTTCGTTAGACAATTCAATTTCGGGTGAATACGGATTATTCACAAAACGTTTGATTCCAATCATCCGGATAAGAGAACCTTCCGGATGAAACTGTGTATCAGAGAAGTTTACATATCCACCTAGCACAATCTTTCCGCCTATCTCCAACCAGCGTTTTTTAGCCCAAATACCGTCCAATGTCCCGGTAAATATGAATGCTTTATCTTCATGTTCATAGAGGTATTTAGCAGCTTCCTTGAAAGCTTCCCAGCTCGCACCCGTTTGTGTGCTATCGTTACAGATATAAGCCTTCGGCAATTGCATTCCGAACACTGCGTATGTATCACCAACCTTCGGTCGCCAGACTTCCGGCTCTGGCATAGTAATACCATCAATTTCCTGCGGAACAATTTCAAATCGACGTGCCTCTTTCTTGTCTTTCGCTTCATGGATATACTTTACTTCGAACTCCTTGCCTGTAAGCATACCAGTCTGGAAAATAACCGTCATTGTTTCTCCTGCTATGAGACAATCTTCGAAATTCAACTCTTCAGGAATGTCTTTATCTACAAAGTCAAAGAAGTTATTCTCCTTGTTCACTTCAATAACAGAACTAACAGTACCAACACGGGAAGGATAAATAGCTGTACAGTCCAGACTATCTTCCTTTGCTGTTGTAAGTTCTTTATCAGCACGCATGACACAAGTTCCATCCGCATCTGTCTTATACGTTCTCCCTTCGTAAACAAGAGTCTTATTCTTTGGAAGTAACAGGTATTTAGATCCGTATGTAGAATAATCAATATTGCGATCTGTAGTTTCTACCAAAATTATTTCGGGTGGTATATCCCCAGAAGTCCTACCAACACCGACCTTGAAGCCGTGGCCTTTACCATACGACAGTTTCAAAGGGTTCTCCTTGTTATACTCAACTTTACGCAGATGGATAGTCTTAATTTGTTTTCCTTCAACCGTTTCTTCAGTGATCTGCCATTCTGTCTCATATAGTTCTGCAAGTTGATTGAAAGCATCAAGAATATAGGTGTGATTGTAGTTGATTACTTTTTCCGTTCCCTCAATGCAATCACCGACTTTCCAACCGGTACTCCGACGGTTCAGGTTCTCAACGAGTAGACGTAGGTGTTCATGTGCCTTGGCTGTATATGAGAATTTAATGCTTCTGTCAACGGTATGACGTACTTTCCACAGCATAGCATCAGCCTTCCCAGTTTCCAGAATCAGAGTGTATTCGAAGTTACGTTCACCGTTCTTCTTGAAATTGCTGTCTTTTTTGAGGGAATACCGTTTTCCGTAGAAATCACACCAGGAGCCAACCGGAATTTCAATATACCCCGGATGAGAAAAATACAAAGTGAGTGTATCTTCTCCCATGATAGCTTCATAAGAGTAGCTTTCATCCTTTACTTCGATTTTTATTTCCTTATCACCATTATATAAACTTATCATGTCCTTAGAATTATATCCTAAAATATAAACGTCAAATAGAAATGTATTGAATAATAGGCATAAAAGTAAGGAAATGATAGACGAATCATTGATAAAATAATATATTACACACAACATCAACAGCATTGTCACGAAATAAATCAA